TCTTTCCCTACACGACGCTCTTCCGATCTCGGAAAGTATGGCCTTACATACGATCAGGCCGTCCGCCTTCTGAACCGGAAGGAATTCCAGGAATGGAAGGCAAGCCTGGACGCATACGTCGCCCAGATCGCCCAGACCACAGACGCCCACGCCAGGGCGCTTCTGACTGCACAGCTTGACGCCTTATCGGCGAACAGTTCTATTTCCCGTCTGGAAGCCTTACAGGGCCAGATCGACCTGATTCTGAACGACCTTTTCGACAAAGGCGTCGCCCAGATGAAAGAAGAATTCGGGGACGCCTTTATAGAAGGCTATTATAAACAGTGTTACGACATTCAATCCAGGGCCGGATTCTTCAACGAAATCGCGAAGATCGACACGGCCCAGGTCGAAGCCGCTGTTTCTTATCCCTGGTCCGGCGCTATGTTTTCCGATCGCCTGTGGCGTAATGTGAAACAGGTCCTACCGTTCGCGATCAGAGAAACCATAACGAAAGGAATTATTCACGGGTCGAGCATTGACAAAATGACCCAGGAACTTTCTTCTGTTATGGGGAAATCGTATAAGACGGCCGAAAGGCTGATCAGAACTGAAATGGGCCATATTCAAAGCGAAGCAGTTCTTCAGGGATATAAAGAAGCCGGCGTCGAAGAATATGAATTCGTGGCCGGTCACAACGAAGAAACCTGTCCAACTTGCGGCGCTATGGACGGAAGAATTTTCAAGGTCGCGAAGGCGATCACCGGCGAAAACTATCCGCTATTACACCCGAATTGTCGCTGTACCACCATAAAACACGACCCAGACGACGCCCTGGACTGGTTCAATTCTGGCGAACCTATGCCGAAAAGGGAAACCTATCAGGAATGGTATGATCGCCAGGTGGCGAAAAACGGCCAGGGTTCCGTTGAAACGGAACGTAAAAAGTCGTATAATATAAAGGCGGACAGTGAACAGTTCGACGCATACCGGACAGTTCTTCCTGTGGACGAACTTCCGGCCGACCTTGAATCGTTCCAGAATATGAAATACACCGATCCGGATCGCTATTCCATGACGAAGGCGAAGGTTCGCCTTTATAACAGCACCGGAACGCGTGGAACCATGCCGAACGCTTCCCAGGCGGCCACGCCTGAAGACAAGTTCGTCAATTATCTTCTGAACCCTGATCACAAGGAAGGTCAGCACAAAGCGCACGTCATAGAAAGCGTTTTAGGCTACGATCGGACCAACTGGTCAGAGTTTTCCGATAAGATATTCCGCGAAGTCCAGAAGTCCCCTGTTTCGACGATCACAACGACGAAGCATGGCACGAAATACAAAGTCCCTGTTATCGTATACGGCAAAAAAGGCCGCTTCTTGCGGCTGAATACCGTATGGCAGATAGATAATGGTTCGAATGTTCCGCGCCTTGTGACCGCGACATTCGACAAGAAAAAGAAGTGAGGTGAAGACCTATGTTGAATCTGTATGACGTTGTAACCCTGAAGGAAGACGACCAGGAAACCGGAATCCGCAAAGGAACCGAAGGAACGGTCGTATATATCCACGGCAACGGCGAAGCCTACACCGTCGAATTCTTCGACAAGGACGGCGACACCATTGAAGCGTCCTTCGACAAGGAATTCACAGAAAACGAACTTCAGATTCAAAAATAAACGTCGACCGCCAGGCCGGCGTTTTATTATGCCCTTTTTCTGTTGATTAAGGCGTCACCCTTCCAGGTGGCGTCTTTTTCATATAATTCAAGCCGTAACCGTCCGGCGAACAGACGGAACCGCAAAGCGTGTGGAAGTCACGGAAAAGACAGCGGTGAAAGGAGTTCCCATGATCATTGAAGGTATTAAGTCCCTGTTGGGCGACGAACTGTCCGCCCAGGTCGAAGCCGCCCTGAAAGGCAAAGGCAAAGACGGAAAGGACGTCGATCTGGTAATCGGAAACGACGGAAGTTTCGTTCCGGCCGACAAGTACAACGGCGCGAACAGCGGCAAAACGAGCGCAGAAAACGCCCTGAAGGCCGCCGCCGAAGCGCTGAAGGCTATCGGTGGAACCGGCGATCCGGCCAAAATCGCCGACGACGTGAAGAACGCCCAGACCACGATCGCGAACCTTCAGGCCACACACGACGCCGAAATCAAGAAGATCAGCAAGAACGCCGCCCTTCGAATGGCCCTGAACGGAAAGGTTCACGACCCTTCGGACATTATCGGCCTTCTGGACCTGGACAAGATCGACGTCGACGACACGGGTTCCCTGAAGACAGACCTTGAAGGCCTTCTGAAGCCTATCAAGGAAACAAAGGCCTATCTGTTCAAGGAGGAACCCAAACCTGGCGCCCCTGACATTAAGGGCGCGAAGCCGGCCGAACCTGGCGCCCCTGGCGCACCGGCCGCAAAAGTGGACGGCCCTGTCGTCCTGTAATCAATCACAAAAAATATTTTTGAAAGGAATGTGATTTACTATGGCAAGAACTAAAGCTATTTCCCTGATCCAGACTGGCGGAACCAAGGTCGACCTGGCCGAACTGTCCGGTCTTGTGATCGGCAACATTCAGAAGGACACCCTGGCGTCCGGTCTGAAGTCCCAGTCTTATACCGGCAATCCTGCAAGCGGTTCCGTCGAGTATAAGAGATTCAAGAACAGCGTTTCCCAGGACTACGGCACTGCAAGAGCCGCCGGCAAGGGTAGCGCGATCACTGTTCCCCCTACCACTGTCAACCTGAACACCCACAAGGAGATCGTGGAGGAAGCCGCAAAGTTCGACCTTGATACTTTCGGCGTGGGTAACATCATGGCCAGACGCGCCGACAACCATGTCGACACTGTGGCGGCCGAATTCGACACTGCTTTCTTCCAGTGTGCGGTCGACGAAGGTACTTCCTTCAGCACTACCGAAACCGACGTGGAAGCTATCGTCGAAGCCTTCATTCAGACCCTGGAAACCGTGAAGAACGACTACGTTCGCGGCGTTCCCCGTAACATTATGCGCCTGGTGTGCGATCCTTCCTTCTACGGCAAGATCAGAAACTACCTGGACAAGAATGTTCACAACGCCAACGTGGACAGCGCGGCCGAAGACTTCGCAACCTTCCACGGCGTCCGTTGCTATTCTTCCGTCTTTGTTCCTTCCGGCACTAACGCGATCATTATGATCGACGGCGCTATCGCACAGCCGGCCGTAATCTATCCTTACAAGGAGCCTGAAAAGATTCCTCTGTCCAACGACTACGGCGTGTCTATGTTCTACGACTACGGCACGAAGGCCCTGACCCCTGACCTGATCTTCCACTACGCGAAGGCGTAATCTGGCCAGGATCATATTCACAAGGAGGGAAACACAATGAAGTTCAAAAATAAGCATACCGGCGTAATCCTGGAACCGAAGTCCGACATGGTCGTCGAACAGCTTCAGAAGAACCCCGACTTCGAACCCTACGACGGCCAGAACGCCGCCCAGGGCGACGAAAAGCCTTTGTCCAAGATGAACAAGGACGAACTTCTGAAAGTCGCCCAGGACGCCGGAATCGCGGTTCCTGACGGCGCCACAAAGGCCCAGATCGTCGAACTGATCGAAGCCGCGAAGGGTGAATAATCGGGACCGCCGAAAGGTGGTGTAATCATGCTGAATCAAATTTTATCTTCTCTGGAAGGCCTGTCCGAAGCTGACCGCGCGACGGTTCTTCGAACCCTTATGTCGAGCGACAGCCGTCTTTCGAAGGTCAAGGCCCTTCTGGGGATTCAGGCGGAAGACCATGACGCGATCCTGGAATATGTGATCCAGACCGTCGAAAAAATGGTCCTTCGTTACATCAACTGGGACACCCTTCCGGAAGACCTGGAAAACGTCCTGGTCGTCATGTGTGTCAGCTATTACAAGTCGGCCGGCCTGGGGAATTCTTCGGCCACGACCGGCCCTGTGGCTTCTGTGAAGCGTGGTGACGTTCAAACCACCTTCGCCACAGGTTCCGGTTCGTCTGGATCGGCGAACACCTTCAACCTGGGCGCCGATAACGGCGAATTCTTCGGGTGGAAGACTGTCCTGAACGAGTATCGAAAAGTAAGGTGGTGATTCTATGTCCTTCGGAAACGCAAGCGCAGAGCGCGCCGCGATCGAAATGACCTATGAAGACACCGCCACGGTATCAAGAACCACGCCACAGAGGGGTCAGAACGCTATTTCGGCGTCTGATCCTTCTGTGATTTATTCTGGTATCATTTGCGCGCTTTCGTATACAGGTTCAGACAGTAGCGGACAGACAGACGCACAAAACAACGTCGATTATGACGCTGTCATTTTCGCCGGACCTGACCTTTCGATCCTTCCTGGCGACAAGATCGTCCTGAAACGCTTCGGGCGTGACGATCCTTCCAGTCAGAAAGACCTGAACTTCGCGGTCGTCGGTCGTCCGGCCGTATATGCAACACATCAAGAAATCAAGGTGAAGGACGGTGATCTGGCGTGACGCTGAACAACTTCCTGGAATCTATCGCCATGAAACTTGTCGGTCTATGGTCCGATCGCCACGTCTTCGTCAATGAGATTCCGAAAGATTCTGACGGAAACTTCTTCGTCAGGGTAGTCGACGCGGCCCAGGAAAAGAAACTGGACCGTCGCCGCCGAAGAACTGTCAAGTTCGAAGTCCTCTATTTTATGGCGTCGAAGGACAACCTTGAATTCAACGAATGGGCGGAAGCTATGTTCGACGAATTCGAAACCCTTTCGGTTCACGAAAAGGCAGAGGTCGTCGACGGCGTCGAAACCGACGTCCGCCGGACGATCCGCCTGACGAATGTCAGCGCCAGGAAGGACGACGATCAACGCGTCTTCCAGTTCCTTTTTGACACTGACTTCTATTTCGTGATCACACCGGAAGTCATTCCGACAATGTATTATCTGGACCAGAACAACACGATCAGATCGGAGGTTATAACGTAATGGCTACAAAGAAGAAAACGGACGCCGTGGTCGACCAGGACGCGCCCGTTTACAGCAAAGAACAACTGGTCAATTCGAAAACGCTTGGCCTTCCCAGGGACGCCGTGGCGGCGATCCTGAAGGACGGCCAGCAGTATACACGGGAACAGGCGATTCAGCTTGTAACCGAATTTCTTGAAAGGAAGGTGTAACCTATGCCTATTGGTGGAGGTACTTTCACAGTACAGAACAAGATTCTTCCTGGCGCTTACATTAACTTCGTAAGCATGGGAACCAACGCCAAAATGGGAAGCCGTGGCGTCGCCGCCCTTCCCCTGGAACTTAACTGGGGACCTGAATCCCAGGTCTTCGCAATGACCGCGACTGACTTCAACGCGTCCAGTCTGAAGGTCTTCGGTTACGATCCCACTGACGCGAATATTCTTCTGGTCCGCGAAGCGCTGAAGCGTGCGAAGACCCTTCTGATCTACCGCGTGAACGGCGGTGGCGCGAAGGCGTCCGCAACCGTGGGCGGAATGACCGTGACCGCAAAGTGGGGCGGCACACGCGGAAACGACATCAAGGTCGCAGTGATCACCAACGTCGACGACGCGACAAAGGTTGACGTCGTGACCTATCTTGACGATATGGTCATGGACAGCCAGACCGTCGCAAAGGACGGCGGCGCCTCGTCCCTGGTGGCGAACAACTTCGTAACCTTCGGAACCGTCGATTCTCTTACTATCGCAACCGCGACAGCGCTGACTGGTGGCGCGAACGGCGAAGTCAAGGCCGCAAACTACACCGCCGCCCTGGTGGCCTTCGAAGTCGAATCCTTCAACGTGATCGGCTATCCTGGCACTGACGAAGATGTCAAGTCCCTTTTCGCCGCCTTCGTGAAGCGTCTTCGTGACGACGAAGGTCGAAAGATCGTCGGCGTCCTTTACCAGTACGACGGCGACAATATGGGCCTGATCAACGTCAAGAACGGCGTCGTTCTTACGAACGGAACCGTCGTGACCGGTGACAAGGCTGTCGCCTGGGTGACTGGCGCTTCCGCCGGCGCGGAGGTCAACGAAAGCCTGACAAATACCGCCTACGACGACGCTGTGGACGTCGATATTAAATATACGAAGTCCCAGTTCGAAGCCGCTATCCAGGCCGGCGAATTTGTCTTCTATGCCGATTATGGCAAGGCGCGCGTTCTGACTGATATTAACAGCCTGGTAACCATTGGCCAGAATATGTCCGGCGACTGGACTTCTAACCGCGTTGTCCGTGTCATGGACGGGTGGGCGAACGACGTCGCCCGTATCTTCGGCGATTCTTATATCGGCCTTGTTACCAACAGCGACACCGGCCGTCAGCTTTTCAAGGCTGATCTGGTGGCCCTGGCCCTTCAGTATCAGTCTATCGACGCGATCAGCAATTTCGACAGTGCTGATATTACCGTAAACCAGGGCGACGGCAAACGCGACGTTTCCGTCGACTGCGCGCTTCAGCCTAACGACAGCATGGAAAAACTGTATATGACTGTCGTCGTAAATTAAGAAAGGGGTGACAGACAATGAAAACTTTGAACGCACCTGATACCATTTCCGGAAAGGAAGGTCGCGCATACGCGAAGATCAACGGCAACAACGAAGAATTGTTCATGGCGAAGACTATCGAAGCCAACGTCGAAAAGAGCAAGTCTGAAATCAAGGCGATCGGAAAGCGCATGACCGGCCACAAGACCACTGGCGCGAACGGCGCCGGTTCCATGACCCTTTACTACATGACGCCCCTGTTCCGCGCTATGATCAAGCAGTGGAAGGAAACCGGCGTCGACGTGTATTTCGACATGGTGGTCGAGAACGACGACCAGGAATCTTCCGCCGGTAAACAGTCGACCCTTCTGATCGGCTGTAACCTGGATTCTGTTGTCCTGGCAAAACTGGACGGCGATTCCGACGACGCCCTGGACGAAGACGTCGACTTCACCTTCGAAGACTTCGACATTCTGACCCCGTTCGCGAAGATTTAACGACACACTTCAAAGGAGGATAAAAACATGGGTAAACTTCAGGAATTCCTTATGGCAAATGAGGAAAACGCACAGGCAACAGCGGAAGTCGCGGTCAGCGGCTTCCCTGTTCCTTTCACGATCAAGTCTATCACGGAGGGCGAAAACAAGGCCCTTCGAAAGTCCTGTCAGAAGGTGACCTTCGATAAGAAGACCCACCAGAAGACCACTGACACCGATCAGGACCTTTACAATAACCGCCTGGTTATCGCTTGCACCGTCGACCCCAACTTCAAGGACGCGGACCTTCAGGCGAAGTATGGCGTCATGGGCGCCGAAGCGCTGATCGACGTCCTTCTGAAGCCTGGTCAGTTTATCGACCTTCTTCTGGGTGTCCAGGAGATCAACGGGTTCACCGACGACGTGAACGACCTTCGTGAAGAAGCAAAAAACTAATAACCGGTGGGGGTGATGATAGCCAGGCGGACGGTGAATCCGTCTATGCACATTACGCCCTTCACCGGTTGAAAATCCTTCCCAGTCAGCTTGTGGCCCTTCCCCTTCGGGAACGGGCCTTTATCTATGCTTCGATCGACCTTCAGATCGAGAAGGAAAAGAAAGAAGCGAAGAAAGCAAACCGGAAGGGAAAGAAAGGAAGGTGATGAACTGTGGCCGGAGTAGCTACACAAATGACTATTCGTGACGGTATGACTTCCAAACTGCGGAAGATCACCACCGCCCTTTCCAGAACGAACCGCGCCCTGGAAGTGACCGACAGCCTGTCGGACCAGGTAAACCCTGGCGCGAATTTCGACAGGGCGTCTTCGGCCGTCAGTCGCGCTTCCGGTCAGGTTGATAACTTCAACCGTAAACAGCAACAGGCCCAGAAAGAAGCGAAAGGCGTCGCGAACGCCTGGGGAAGCGTAAAGAAATATATTGGTTCTGCCCTGGCGGCGATCAGCGTCCAAAAGATTATTGATCTGGCGGACACCATGACCACGACCAGGGCCAGAATCGATCTAATGAACGACGGTCTTCAGACCACGGACGAACTTCAGTCTATGATTATGGCGTCCGCGAATCGTTCACGCGCGGCATATCAGACAACCGCCGACGCCGTTTCCAAAATGGGTATTATGGCGAAGGACGCCTTCGGAAGCAACGCCGAACTGATCCAGTTTACAGAACTGATTAACAAACAGTTCACGATCGCCGGCACATCTGCCGCCGGCGTGGACGCGGCTATGTTACAGCTTACCCAGGCCATGTCTTCCGGTGTCCTTCGTGGTGAAGAACTGAACAGCATTTTTGAACAGGCGCCTACAATCATTCAGACGATCGCTGACTACCTGGGCGTTCCTATCGGACAAATTCGCGCTATGGCCGCCGAAGGCCAGATCACTTCAACGATCGTCAAAAATGCCATGTTGTCGTCTGCTGACGAAATCAACGCGAAGTTTAACGCTATGCCTATGACCTTCGCCCAGGTCTGGACCCTTGCGAAGAATATCGCCCTGGAAGCCTTCGGGCCTGTTATCCAGGCGATCGGAGCCGGCGCCCAGTGGATTTATGAAAACTGGTCCACTATCGCCCCGATCTTCTGGGGTCTTGCCGGCGCGGCTATCGCTTACGCGGTGGCCCTGGGTATTCAGACCGCCGCGACATGGATCGCAAACGGCGCCGCGAAGGCGTTCTTTGTGACCCTTCTGTCGAACCCGTTGTTCTGGATCGCTATCGCGATCGGCGTCGTCATAGGCGTCCTTTACAAGATGATCCAGGCCGTCGGTGGCGTGAAGAACGCCTGGGAAATCTGCAAGGCGGCCCTGTTGGTAGCCTGGGCGGCGATCAAAGTCGCCTTCTTTGCGGTTTACAACTGGATCGCGAACCTGATCGACAAATTAAAGCTATGTTGGCAAAAGGCCGGAACGGCCATAGCTAACTTCATGGGCGATATGAAGGTCAGCGTCTTAACGGTTCTTCAGAACATGATTAACGGCGCGATCGGAATCATTAACGACTTCATATCCCTTCTGAACAAGATTCCTGGCGTCAATATCAGCCTGATCGAACAGGTGACCTTCGCCACGACAGCGGCCGCCGAAAACGAAGCCGCCAAACAGGCAAGGGCCGACGCCCTGAATCAGTATGAAGCGGACATCAAGGCCGCCCAGGCAGAACGCGACGCCACATATTCAGCGGCGAAGCAAGAACTTGCCGACGCTACGGCCCAACTGTCCGAAACCTACGCAAACGCCAGAGCCGAAGCCGCCCAGGCAAATTCTGACGCCGGCGTGTCCGACTGGAATACTGACCAGTATGACGTCGGAAACGTGGACAGCGTCGGATCGGTGGGTTCTATCGAAAGCGACGTCAATATCGCCGACGAAGACCTGAAATTCCTTCGCGACGCGGCCGAAATGCGCTATTTCCAGAACTTCGTCACTTTGACGCCTACTGTGGCGGTAGATCGGAAGAGCGTCGTGTAGGGAAAGAG